AATCCAGCTTGGTTTACCTTCCAAGTCTGCCCAATTAGTAACGCCACCTTCACCCTTAGAATCAATCAATTCCCTTAGAATCCTACCTTGATTGGCTGAAAGTGCTGCATCTGTAGCTGTACTGGTTAAAGCATCTACTATAGTAATACTACCACTTCCACCAGAAGCACCTGCACCATAGGCTGAAATTTCCTTCTCACCGATTACATTCACTTTAACCTTCAAATCTCCATTGGAATCAAAGTAAAAAGCCTTATTCCAGTTAGTAACCACACCATCCCAATTAGTAACCTTAGCAGATGTTATTCCATCCAGTACAGACTTATTAGAATGTGTATGCTTCTTGCTGTTGGCATCATTCCAGTTGGTTCTTTCAGTACTAGTAATATGTAATGTAGTGTTACCTATATGTGCGTTAAAGTCTGTAGAACTAACTGCACCCAAACTAGATAAAGTAGGATAAGCAGGTAAACTAATAACATTGCTAGCAGCATTATAAGCAGTATTACCTACCTTAACCAAACTGGCATAATTATGTGTATGTTCAGAAGGTGTAAAGGTGCTAGGTTTACTAGTAATCTCATTCCAACTATAAGAAGGTTTTGTAGATGTTATCCAACTAGGTTTATCGGTTATATCTTCCCAGCTAGAAACACTACCTTTAGAATCTATCATATCTTTAAGGATTCTACCCATATTAGCACTTAAAGCACAGTCAGTAGCTGTACTGGTAAGTGCATCCACTATAGTTACAGTTCCAGTACCCGAAGTAGTTCCAGCACCATAAGCACTAATTTCTTTCTCGCCTATTACATTAACTTTTGCTCTTAAATCACCTGCACTATCAAAGTAAAACGCTTTATCCCATATTGCTTTATCTAGTTTGTTATTCCAACTAGTAAGATTGGCTTCTGTTATCTTATCTAATGTAGTCTTATTAGTATGTGTATGGCTGTTCTCATTCCACTTAGCTATATTAGCATCTGTAAGTGCTGCTGGCTTCCCTTCTATATTAGTCCAAGTAACCTTAGTACCATCACCATTAACCCACTTCTTAGAAGTTGCATCATACTTTAATATCTGACCGTCTGCCAGATTAGTCAGTGTTACATCTTCCAATTTAGATAATAGTGTACTACCACCAGTTCCAGCTTCTAATATCATCTCTCTTAATATCCTACCTTGATTGGCTGATAAAGCAGCATCTACAGCTACAGAATCCAAACCATCATAAATAGTAACTGAACCTGTAGAAGTGCTTCCACCACCTGTAGAACCTTGACCATAAGCAGTAATTTCACCTTCACCAATTAAGTTTCCAGTAAACACTACCTTTGATAAATCTACAGTATAAGAACCATCACCATTATTAACAGCAGGTAGAAAGTTCCCACTTAAAGAAGAACTTCCCCCACCACCGCCAACATTAGTAACAGCTACATTACTTACATTAAGTTCACCATTACGATAGGTCTTATTTATGTTTGTCCTTATAAATTGCATATTACTTCTTCTCTATTAACCGTATTTCCTGCTTACATAATCTATAAT